GTATCATCTCTAAATGCCCAATCTTTTGCAAAGTCAACGAGTTTATTTCTTCTTATCATAGAGTTCAATACTTTTTTTCCTTCATCTGACTCAGGATCTACATCGTCATATAAATTACCAAGAGGACCTGCATCTTTATTTACTTTTTTTATACCCAATGGTGCCAAGAAATCGCCATTGTTTACATCTAAACTTCTTTCTTCAAAATATCTCTCACCATCTATCTCATATTGAACAAAATATGAAGTTCTGCCCCGTACATCTGATTTAGGTGCTTCTGGTGTATTTTTCTTACTCATTTGTAAAAACTGGGTAGATTTGGATCATAACTGACATTTACACCATCTAAACTACGTACAAAGTCTTCAAGTCTCATTTCTATTGCTTTTTCCATATCATTCAGACTCAAGTCTATAAATGTTCCTTTTACATACGATCTAAGGTATTTATTATATCCAGACAACTTAGTAAAATCACCACCAGCATCAATATACCTCAATATTGGTTGTCTATTTTCTGGTTGTGTGTAGTGTAGGTTCACTCCATAGAATGCTCTACCCTCATCAGCTACTATGTAACAGAGGGGATTTCTATCATAAAATGGGAGTGATTTTGCATATTTTGCTGAGTATTGAAACAACATCAATTTACCTGGTGATACTGAACCAACTTCAGATGATGTGGGGAAAACATTACTATATTCCAAGTTCTTTCTCCGTTAGTATTTGAAATTGCCACTTACGATCCTTACAAAAATCTTCTGCTGCTTCCCATTTTGCTCTATTGGTAGCATAAGTAAAAACCTCTGTCACATACCTCTTTGTTCTTCTTTTTTGTATTTTAGGTTCTTGCACTTGTTTTGCAGGTTTGATTTCTATCACTTTTTCTTGATAATTACCTTTGATATCTCTGTATTTTACATAGAAATCAGGAAAGTATCTGTGCATTCTATTATCAACAGGTGATCTATATGGTATTACTATCTCTTCTGATGACCATTTCACTATACTCTTGTTAGTGTCACAGTATTGCATAAATTTCAGTTCCCATGATGATCTATAGATGACCTCTCTATAGTCACCCATATACTTTTTATTGTTTTTTGGTCTGAATTTACCTTTATATGACATACATAGTATGTAATAATTTATATTTAGATGGCAACGAGAGCAGAAGCATTTACATCGGGAAGATTTTACCTACCTACTGCGAATTTAACAGATCCAACTACTAAGTTTGGTAACGTTACCCCTGCATTTAATAATAATTATGATGTAATGATTCATTTTGATACACCTGTAGGTGGTCTAAAGCAATTTATTTTAAAACATGGGTTTTATGATCAGAATGGAGGTTCTAATTCACCATTTAGTCCTGGTTCATATCTTTCTTTGTTTTGTTCTGAAGCAGTTTTACCAGGTTCTGACATACAAAGTAGTCAAGTTGATGGTTTGAGACAGGGAATATCGCAAAAATATGCTACTTTTAGAAGATTTCCAGATATAATACTCACATATTACCTTCAAACTGATTATTATACCAATGAAGTATTCAACGCTTGGATGGAGTACATATCACCCACAAGAACTTCTGACGGAACTTTTGGATCAGACACTGATAGAAGAAAAACAGCAGCAGCAAGTGGTGGATTTAGAAGAATAAGATATCCTAAGTCTTACAAGTGTAATATGGAAATCACTGCTTTTAGTAGAGATATGACAGATGAGTTTGGTAAATTGAATCGTACAACTAGATTTAATAACCAATTACCAAGTAGTATCACATATCACATTGTAAATGCTTTCCCCACTAATATTGTTGCTGCACCACTAGCTTACGGTAGAGCAGAACTTATAAAAACATCTATAACATTTACTTATGAGCAGTTCTTTACCTCAAGAACATCAAGAAAAGGTTCAGTAGTACAAGAGAGTGACGAGAGTCCAAGAGGAGGAATAAGTATTTCACCAGAGGTACAAGCATTAGCAGATGATACTGGTAGATCAGTTAGAGACGCTTCAATTTTAGAAAGTGGTGGAACTATAGAAACTCTGATAGAATAGGGGTCTAAATATAAATACACTGAATCAAGTATATTATGCCTTTACCAAAAGTTGTAGCACCAACATTTGAATTGCAACTCATATCACAGGAAAAAAAAGTAAAATACAGACCTTTTTTAGTAAAAGAGGAGAAAGTTTTACTAATAGCACTAGAAAATGGAACTGACGCTGATATTAGTTCTACATTGAAAAGTGTTCTTAAATCATGTATCATCACCCGTGGTGTAAATGTTGAAAAATTACCTAGTTTTGAATTAGAGTATCTCTTCTTGAATATAAGAGGTAAATCAATAGGTGAATCTGTTGAATTACTTGTAACATGTCAAGATGATGGAGAGACTAAAGTTCCTTTGACTGTGGCACTTTCAGATATCAAATTAGAAGTCCCTGATGGACATACTGATATGATAAAACTGAATAATGATATCAATATAAAAATGAGATATCCATCCATGCAACAGTTTTTGGATAGTAATTTTATAGTTTCTGGTGTTGATGGTGCCGATAGAATCGATAAAGCATTTGATGCTGTTGTTGATTGTATTGATACTATATTCACAATAGATGAAGCATGGAGTTCTGAAGATTGTACTAAAAAAGAACTTATAAAGTTCATTGAACAATTAAATTCATCACAATTTTCAGAGATTGAAAAATTCTTTGCAACCATGCCTAAACTACAATATAAAGGCACTGTAAAAAATCCTAAAACTAAGAAAGAATCTGAAGTTCTAATTGAGGGCTTATCAAATTTTTTCGCATAATGCTATATCATACCAGTATTGATGCTATGTTAGAGACAAATTTTTCTCTAATGCAACATCACAATTGGTCACTAAATGATATAGAAAGCATGATACCTTGGGAAAAAGAGGTATATGTAAATTATCTTATTAAGTATCTTGAGAAACAAAAATTAGAAGCAAAGCAAGCAGAAGCAGCTAATGCAAACACCTGGTAGACAAACTCAACCACAAACTCCCATGATTCCAGTGGAACGGATGATGGATCTTGCCTATGACAGGGTGTTGTCAAGAGTTACTGAAGAAAATCAAGATATACAGAGACCACAGATAAAAGTTTTTGGTAGAGTTATCTCTCAATTAGAGATGATGAGTGGCAATATGAGAGAGATGAGTAATCAAATAAGACAAGATATTTCTGCGAAAAGAACATATTATAGAGAAGAACTAAAAATACTGAAAAAAGATTCAGAGAATTTACAATCTACAAATACAAAATTATTTTCAGGAACAAGAAAAACTTTGGCAGGGGCAGCAGGTGCACTAGGTGTTGCACAAGCAAGTGCAGGTAATATAGGTGGTGCAGTACAGAGTTTTGGTGGAGCAGCAGCGTTGATGTCGCCTGAGATAATACAATTACTAACAGGATCTATAGTAAATTCTCTTGCTCTAAAAGGAATAGTTGGAAATAGGGGTGTGGGTGGCACTGCAGGGAGACTAGCAGGTGCATCAAGAATGAAAAATCCTCTTCTTATGACAGCGATGCTTGCAGCATCATTCCTATTACCATCTTTGGCAAATGCAGGTCAATCAAGTGATAAGAGAAGACAAGAACTAGCAACTAAAGTTATAAGTGGTGATCAAACAATAAACAAACCTGATGTTAGTAGATTTAGAGATCAGTTGAATAGGTTTGATCGTATATTATCTAGTGTATCTCTTGATAGAAGTAAAAAAAATCAAGGCACCATAGATCCAGAAGATTTTGAACAAGAAAAAAATCCCATATTCAAAGGCATAAGAGATTTCTTCAAACCTAAGAAAAAAGAGAAAGAGAAAGTTACGGAAGAGAGAAAGGTTGAGGAAAATCTTACAAATGAGGTAACTAATGAAGTCACTAATATTGAGGGAGAGACGAATTTAAATATATCCTCTAATATTGAGGGTGATACTATTGAAGGTGATACTATTGAAAGTAATATTGCATCAACCATATCATTAGTAAATGACTTGAGTCAAAATGTAGTATTTAATGACAAAATTTCCAATATAATAAATCCCATCAATGAATTCAAGGCAGATATACCAAATTTAGATATTTCTCAAATAAAAAAACAAATTGTAAAATCTGGATCTAATTTCAATGTTGTAAATTTAGACTCCTCTAGTGAAGATCAAAACAAAACATCCTCTGGTTTTAGTGGAATTGCAGCTAAACCTACATTTGTAAGTGTATCTACAAAATTCAAATCAGGTGGTGGGGCATTTGATAAATTTGATTCTGCTTCCTCACTTAGGTCTTATGGTGCATTCTCATGATAGAGGCAAAACTATCCGTAGCAGCAAGTAGAAATGTAAGGGCATCACTATTTTTAAGAAATCAACTAAGTAGTAGTTTTAGAATAGAAAGATCTCTTGAAAAAAAATCATTATCACTCAAGAAGAAACTCGTAGAAGATAGAAATCGTACACTAAAAGGATTAGTGTCGAGGAGTACAGAAAAAGAAAAAGGTAAAAAAGGAGGGGTCGGAACACTAAGTTTACTTGGTGGTGGTTTACTGGGAAAAAGATTACTAGGGCGTGGTAGAGTACCAAAAATCCCTACAAGAAGCATTACACCTCTATCTAGAGTTGGTAGACTTGGTAAATTAGGACCTCTTGCTGTTGTCGGGACAGGACTAGATTTTGCTGGTAGAAAAGCAGAGGGTCAAACTAATCTACAGGCAGGTCTCGGTGCAGGTGGTGGTTTAGCTGGTGCACTAGCAGGTGGTAAGTATGGTGCTATCTTAGGAACTGCAGTGGGAGGACCTATAGGTACAGTCGTAGGTGGCATAGGTGGTAGTATTGTAGGAGGACTTGCAGGTGGTAGATTGGCAGATATATTCTCAGGTGCTGATAGAAGAAGAAAGTTTGAGGAACAGAGAGTAGAGATGTCAACTAAGAAGACATTATTCTCTGGTGCTCTTGACGATTTAGACAGAGTGTTAGATAAACTAGAGGAAACATCAATACTTACCATAATTAAAAAACAGGATGATGGTTTACCAGAAAAGGAACGTCTTCCTGGTTTAATTCCAAGAAACCCATTTATAGGTAAAGGCACTGCAAGACGTGTTGGTGAAGAACTTGCGAAATATGCTGCTATTGCAGGTGTTACATTTCTTTTGATACCATCCGACCCAACAGATATCGCTACGACTGCACCTTTAGCAATTAAGTTACAAGCACTTGCAAAAAGCACAAGGTTATTCAAAGCACTAAAAGGAATTTTTGTCAAACCTCCTAAGTTTCTACAACCAGGTAAGGATATACCAGGTATATCAGCAAAAGGACTAAAGATTAGAGCAGAGGCATTGTTGAGAAAATTGAATCCAAATATTAAGTTTGATCCCAAAAAACTAACAAAGAAACAAATAGAAGCGAAAACATTGAAAGATCTTTTGAAACAAGAAAAAGTTTTGCAAGAAAAATTGAAAAAATTAACAGGTAGTAAAACCATT